AAAATTAAATGAAGAACTCAAGACCTTTGACGAAGCCAAGGTCTTGGAGATGCTGACCCATGAGCGGGCGAACGCCAAGCGTGTGGTGGTGCTGGAGCGACTGCACCAACGCTACACCACGCTACGGGCGTCGCGTGAGCGCATTGAACTTTTACAGGAGGCTAGACAGCCATGAAATATTTTTTACTTTTACTGATGAGCGGGTGCGCGGGAAGTGCTTCCATGTTTGACAGCAACGGCACCGCCGAGCAGAAGATGGTGTTGGACAAGAACATCCAGGCCATGAGCCGCAACGAAGTCATCTTGGCGGTGCAAGAGTGTGAAAGCTCTGGCTTGCGGGCGGTGATGGTGTTTGGCAAACGCAAGATCAACAATTACACCGCTGACGTTGTGGCTGACGTGACGTGTGCCCCTAAGTACAGGTACTGAATATGAGCTTCAGAACCACAACCATTAAATACATCAAGGACGTGTTGAGGCTTAGGACTATTAACGAAGTCATTGCCACTGAACTGCGAGAAGCGCACCTGCGCAAGTTGGAAGCTGAGACTGCGGCTGAGTATGCGAATGCGGCTATTCAATACAACGAACAACGCATCGCTCGGCTGACCGCACGGCTCACGGAGCATACGGAGGAGGGGGACTACACATGAGACAAATCTACATCTGTACAAAATGCAAACGCCATATTTTGACCATCATTGCACGATGCCCATACTGCGGAGGTGACCCGCTATGACACAAGAAGAACCGAAAGAGGACAAAGCGTTCGACAGCATTGAACAACTGAGCAAAATCGCACAAGACTTGGTTAGACGAAAGACAGAATTGGCACAGCGCACATGGGTAGAGATGACGGATGAGGAATTGCGGAAGTTGGCAGACAAGCATCTTTACTATCAACCTGAGGGTTATGTTGTAAGTGGCGTGTTTGACTTTGCTCGTGCCATCGAAGCCAAACTCAAGGAGAAGAACACATGATTGATCGACTAATCCTTGGCGTGGTGTTGTCCGTGGTTGGTTGGAATGGTTTGTTTCCTGAGCCGCCACCGCCATTGACGTTGAAACAAAAAGCCAAAGAGCGACAACTCAGCGAAATCTGCTCAAGGAAGAAGCCAAACAAACAAACCGATACTGTGAAACGTATGTGTAAACAATGGAAGGAGCAACAAGGTGCTTGAAAAAATTCGAACATTTTTTGGTAAGCCGCGCGAGCGCGGTAGGACTGTCGTGCAAGAAAACCTTGTGTGGCGGTGCAGTAACTGTTACCTTATATTTCTAACCAAAGAAGCTGGAGACGCGCACAAATGCCAAGACCGAAAAGTGAATTGACGACTAGCCAAAAATGCGTGGGCGCAAAACTCACGCAGTGGCAGTATGAAGAATGGAAATTACTTGGAGCATCAAAATGGCTCAAGCAAGTATTGACTGAAAGTAGGAGACAACGAAATGCCAAACTTTGAATTGTGGAGCCAAGCCAACTTGGCCAAGTTCGCTGCCGAAGCCTACGCCAAGATGCAAGAGCAACAAGAACGCATTGAGCAATTGCAAAACGAATTGAAAGACGCCATCAAGGCATACAGGGAGTTAAATAAATGAATTACGCTGATTACGAAACCCAACGCGCAATCCTGATCCAGTACCTACACGTGATGATCGCCAGATGCGATTGGCACGGCGTGGCCGACGTGGCCATGGACTTGCGTGAACTTGAAGCAGAAAATAAATGATCACCACCATACTGGTGCTGTTCATCGGCGCAATCGTTGGCATCGGCGGCATCATCTTGCTGTTGCATTTCCTCGCTGACTAGACGTTGCGCTCAAAGTGCGGGCAGTCCACCAGGTTGCTGAAATGGCCACCCCAACGATTCTTGGGGTGCAACGATTCCCAATACGCGCCCAACGGCGCGATGGTGTCTTTGTCCCAAATGATCTTGCCGTCTTTGAAGAAGTTCAAATCAATGGCGCAGCGTTTCAAGTGGATTGACTTCATGGTCTTGGAGCGGCCTGTCTTGAAGTAGATCGCTTGTTGTTCAGGCGTTCTGGCCAACTCACCGCCAGTGACTTTGAAGCCTTGGTCGGTTGCGTATTGGATCAGTTTGCAGGCATCCAGCAAGAATGCGGCTTGTTCGTTAGATAGGCTCATTTCTTCCTCATTTCTGCTAACTTCTCTACCGTGCGCCCGCCAAAGTACGCACCCATGATGAGCATACCCCAGTTGCCCAGCAACGTGACGTAGGACTCGTTTGCGTTGTACCCGTAGGCAGACATCATGGCAAACAAGAAGTAGCCCAAGAAGATGGCAATCAAGCTCATAGGGCGTATGTTTTTGGACAGCCAAGAGTCACTGCTCATGTCTGCTTGCCAGCGGTCTGTGACGTTATCAGCGTCGCTTTGCGCGGCCTTGGCCAACAGGTCAAGCTCGGCCAACTCCATCTTGGCCTTTTCAATCCCAAGCTCTAGCAGGCGCTCCTCATGGGCGTATTGCAACTCGCGCAGCTTGCTGACATCTTCTGGCGTGGGCGCGTCAGGAATTTTTACGCCCAATGTGTTTTCAACCACTTCCTTACCCTTGGCTTGGATGGCGCTGGAAAGCAAGCCAAGGCCATTTTGGGCCAATGTGCCAAGCAGCGATGCAACGATAGGAATCATTTTTTCTCCTCCAGTTGAGTGATAAGACGGCGAATAACTGCCTGCTGTTGTTTGTTTTCTTGTTGCAGCAATAGCATATCAAAATACATTGACGCCATCACGTACAAGAACAGCGGCAAGACCAACATCATTGCAATGAGGGTCAGTATAAAAACTACTTGACTGTGTTCATTTTTATCGACCATAGAAGGAGGTGGAGGTATATAGTAACTGTCAGCACTGCTGCGATTATTAGCGCCTTGTCTTGCAGATTGCTTATTGCTTTTTTGCGTTGCCATTTGCGTTGCATCTCCAATTGGCGTTCCAGTTCAATCTGCCTTTCGTTTTCCTCGTTCAGTTTCTTGTATTCTTCTTCAAACCTAGACCAGACGGCACCCAACGCTGGGTCTGTGTGGTAGATCAAAAACTCACGCAACTCGACCGACTGGCGCTCCAACTCGATCTGGTGGAACACGTTCTCAAGCGCCTGCGCTTTGAGTGATTTTGTTTTTGGTGGGTCAAGCTCTTGGCGCTTGACTTCTTTTTTTATTTCTTCGTGCGAGTCAAAGAGTTGGCCAATGAACCCTGTGATCTCTTTGGTTATTTTGTAGACGTCTGTACCAGCGGCCTTTGCGTCTTTGTACAGAGCCACACCTTGCTTAATTCCAGCAATTGCAGCCAATGCCAATGTGATAGGTTCAATTTACAGCCCCAATACTTTTTTGACCAACTCACCGGCAAAGCCTGGGCCGAGTAACACGGCAGCAATCAACACGTAAAGCAGATATTCAATCCGCGTCATGCGCTTGTCGCCCTCGATGAATGATCTTTCAATGGCCGCGTAGCGTTCAGCACAGACGGCCTCATGTACAGCCAGTTTGGTGGTGGTTTGTTCAGTCATCGTGCAAGCGCGTTTTGGTTTTGTTGAACTGGGCCTAACATATTTTGGGCGCTACGCGAAAAGAAAACTGGTTGGTTTGCCGATATACCTTCAATAACTTGAGGTATTTCACCAAGCCGCATACGATTGGCCAATCGGTTTACTTCTTGTATTCTGCGGGTTTCAGCTAAACTTTTAGCCGTCATACCTGCCGCAGCGGTATACGCGCCCAAAGGGTTCACCGCAGTAAATATAGCCGCCGCAGGCGTCATTGGAGTGAACTTACTAAGGGTACGCAGCATTGATTGCAACGTTCCACCTTTAGCCGCGTCACGAATTGCTTGCTGTTCCTCAGCAGAAAAGAAACGCATTTTCTTTTCGTTCTTTGCCAACGCTGATAATTGGTTAGCAATGTTTGCTTCTTTAGACCCTTGGGATACATCAGCGTTGTCCAAAATGTTGGAGATCATTTCCCCTTTTTTCATTTTGGAATAGTCTGCGCGGGCTTCTTTCCATGCCACCAAGGCTTTTTTATCCGCAGCAACAATTGCGCTTGGTGGCGCGTTCATTACGTAGTCATCAAATTCGTCCAATAACTGACTGGCGGCTAAACGTTCGGCGGGCTTAGTGCTCTTTGCCGCGTTACCAACAATGGCTCGTAAGGTTGTTAATTCTTGGATATTTTTTGGATTGCCTGAAGTTAATTGTGCAAGCGCGGCGTCCACGTCAGGCATGATGCGGGGGTCAAAACCAGCGGAAGAACGTAATTTATTCGCCAAGCTACCCATGTGAGTAGTGAACTGCGCGTTGTCTAATTGAAAATTAGATTTGTCAAGAACATCGTAATTAGCTTTAGATCGCGCAGATAGGTCTTCAATTGATGGAACATCACCGCGCTTAACCGGACGAGTGCCCGCTACTGTTCCTGTAGCAACCCCTGTTACAAAGCCAGCTAAAGGATTGCCTGTTGCCTCAGTAACTGTTTGCCCTGCTGCGGTGGCGATCGGTGCGGTAACTATTTGACCTACAGGCCGACGCGCGGCTTCAGTTCCAATTGCTTTTAATCCTTGAACAACATTTGGCCCTTGAGCTATTGCGCGTCCCGCAGTTACAGCGCCGCCAGTTCCTGTCAAAGCGCCTGTGCTTGACTGAACAACTCGTTCAACAGGTGTTTCAGCGCGGGGGCCAGGGATCATGCTAGATATAACTTGTGACGGCAAACGAACGTTGCTATCTGTAAGTTTGTTGTACCCTTGCACTACTAGGTCAGAAGCTGGAACAGCTAAGCCGCCTGCCAAAGCACCTACGCCTGCACCTACTGGGCCACCCAAGAAAAAACCAGTTGTTGCGCCAGCCGTAGCAGGTGCTAACGCTTCGGTAGCGCCGCGAACAGCAATTCCTAATTTACGCGTAGCCTCTTCACCCATTGACAACTTAGGGGCAAGATACTGCAAAATTTCATCTGGGTTGTACCCTGCTTCTAACGCTTGTGTAATGCGTGGGTCTTTACCTTTTAAATACCCGATAACTTGATCGTCAGTATATCCAGCGCGTCGTGCTGTATTGATTTGATCGCGGAATTGGTCAGCCATACATACCCCTTGTTTAGTTAGCAGGCTTAAGAATGTCAGCTAATGAAGGGCGGTTATCTTTAGCTGGCTCGGCGCTAGCTTCAGTTGGCACCGCGTATTTTTTAAGCACAGGGCTTTCAAACAAAGATTTACTGCCTGGGCCAGCAAACCATGCGTCTTCAGCGCCCTCAAGTGTTTTATTCTTGTCGCGCCATTTAGTGTAGAAGGCGCGTTGTTCAATGTCGCGCTGAAGTTGAGCTTTAGCCACGTTAAGTACAAAACGGTTGGCGTCTTTGGTGTTACCCAACTGAGCGCCGGTGGCTGTGATGCGTTGGGCGTCAGATTCGGTTTGCGGGCCTTTTTGCTCCAACTGCCGTTGCAACACAGCCGCGTTGGCGCTGGCCAAGAATGTTTGCGCGTTTGTGGCGAAGTCTTCTGCTTTTTCAACACCAAGAGCGCCCAATACCCTAGCGCCTGCGGCTATGGTTTCTGTTCCAAATCCAGTATCAAACCCTTTGTCTAGGGTTGCAAGATTGCTTTCAATAGCGGGTAACGACTTTGCGGCGATTCGTGCACTGTCGTTTACCCCCTTAAATTGCTCAACCAAAAACTTGCCGTATTCCTTTTTCTCTTCTTTTTCTTGTGGTCCGTAAGACACTGATGTCTTAGGTGTTGAGATAGATTTAAATTCAGCAAACGTACCTTTGTAATTGCCGCCCGCAGGTGTTTTTGCATACTCGTAATTTCTTACGAGATCAGTTGGGGTAAGCGGTTTTTCTTTGGCAGTAAATACTGGCTGGCCATCAACAACAATAGCTGAGCCTGGCGCAACAATTTGCGGCTTAATAGCCTCTTTATACCGCTCGGTGAGAAACGTAATTTGCTCTTTAGCTTTTGCGCTGTAAGGAAACCGTGTCCGCAAATCGTTAATTTCTTCCAGTATTTGATTTGCTTTGGATGGTGTAGCAAGCGCGTTGCCCTGCGCGGGAGCTGCAGCAGGTGCAGCTTCAGCAGGCGCAAGCGCGTTAACTTGCTTTGCGTTTTGTTGATCAATCCAATTCCTAAAAGGTAAGTCAGTTTTGGCTTCCGTATATGCTTTGTAACTGTCATCGTCGTACGCTAAAACAGGTTGAGCGCCAGCAGCCGGAGGCAAATTAGTAACTTGGATTGGTTGCGGTGCGGTGCGGTTTGCAAACGCTTTATCTTGTTGGTACGCAAAAACTGTTTGGTTTGCCTCAAACAAATTTTTGCCCGCATCGCGGACTTTTGGGTTTGGGTGCCGCAACATTTGCATAGCGGCTTCCATAGGATCATCAGTAGGCGCGCCGTTCTTTTTGGCTGCGTTCATAACTTGGGTTATGTAGTCTTGCGCTTCTTGCGCTTCTCGGATTGACATCCGAGCTTGACCCAACTGCGCTTGTGCCAATTCGTTTTGAGTACCCGCAGCTCTTCTTTGATCTTGAGCAGCCAAAATGTTTTGCACTTGGCCATACTGAGCCAACGGGTCAGCAATTTGAAGTTGCTGAACACCAAGTGAAATTCTAGGATCGATAGGCATTTTTAATCCTTATAACTTGCTACCAGAGCCAAACCCATAATCTGCGCCTGTTGAAAAGTCGGTTGTAGGTGTGTATCCACCGCCGCCTCCACCTCTATTTTGCAACGCGTTCACCATGTTTTGGCTGTTTTGGTAATTCAAATACGTACCCAAACCGCCCGTCAAAGCGTTTGCAGTACCGACGTACCCAGATGCTCTGGCCGCAGCCCCACTGCCCATGAGATTGCCAACATTTGACGCCATAGTTTGCCCCGCACCACCAATTTGTTGCGCTGTTGTTTGGCCCATGCCTGTCAATGACTGCAATGGGTTCAAACGAGCGGTACGTTCTGCTTGATACCTGTTGAAAGCGTTGGTGTATTCTTGGCTACCCATCTCTTGGCCGTAGCGTTGCGCGGCTTTCAAAGCCCCGCCAGAGATCAGACCGCCACGGGCAGCGGCTTGACGGTCAAGAGCTTGTTGGCCTTCCTTTAGCCGAAAAGCATAACCAGGATCTTGTTGAAATTGTTGCATCGTAAACGGCGTGTACTTGGACGCTTTGACCAGTTCCGGCAACGCATTGACGCCGACGTCATAGAAAGGCTTTTGCCTTTGAACGTCTTCTTGGTATTGTTTGTATTGCAAGTCTGAAGCGCGATCCATTGCGCCAGCTTGTACGTCACCGGCTTTTTTTGCTGAGTATGCACCTATAAGTGTGCTACCTACAACTGCTGTTCCTACCCATGTCATATCAAACTCCTTGCGCCGGTATTTGCGGCAATGCTTCAACAGATGCAATCAGTCCCAAATCGTCATACGACGGGGCGATAACTTCATGTTCAATTTTATCTAGCTCAGTTTCAGACTCAAATTCAGTTAAATGAACGGTCGTCCATATTGTGTCTTCTAACGCGTGAACCACCCGTTTCAACCCAACTTCCGAAACAAAAGTACACGGCGCTTTCAAATGTTTTTCACCAAATTCAGTGTACACAATAACTTCACCTTGCGTAATAAAATTAAGGTGCTGATGCCGATGTATCTTTCCAATTACTATTGACCCTTTAGGAAGTTTTATCTCTCTGGCGTAAGTGCAACACCCATACTTTTCGTCTTTTGGCGAAAAATAGTGTTTTAACGTGCATTCTTCAGCGATAGATTTCACCTCACCGTTAGCAATCATGGCGTCTAACCCTGCTTGAACGGTCAAAACATTTTGCCGAAACTTAACTTTATCAACTAAGTCTGAAGACAGTTCTGCGTTTAGCATTTTGAGGTTTGACTCAACAGCAATATCGTTCATTTTATTCCAAAAGAAGAATGTTGTTAGGTATGTATTGTGTCATCAACCAGTTCGTGCCGTCGGACACCAGCGTGGCCGCGTCGCCTGAGCTTGCCAACAGGATGGACGTACCCGCCGCGCCGCCGGTCAAAGGTACCACGTTCGACGACGCTGACACAACAGCTTGGACTTGGTAGTTTTGAAACCGCAAAATCCGACCTGCCCAGCTTGAAGCTGTTGGCAGAGTCACCGTACAGGTCGAGCCAGACTTGTTGTTGATCAGCCAGTTTTCGCTGGCCGCAACAGTAAAGTTGGCGGTTTTTGTGACCGGCGCGCCGCCAGAGGCATTGATCACTGACGCAGGGGTAACGTTTGTCCAATAGCCTAATGAGGTGCTGTACTGGATCAAGTCAGTATTGGCTAATGTTCCAAACTGCACGTTGGAATCAGTGCCGCCAAGCACAGAGCCAGGCCGTAGCAACACTTGAAAAGACCCAGAGCCACCAGACCCTGCGTTAATTATGATTCCAACTTGAATTTTAATTCCAGGCGCTACAGGCTCAACATTGGTGGGGTTGCCTGTTACGGGGCTGTACCAAATAACATCGTCGTCAGCCCAAGTCTCACCAAAAGCAGCGCCGTTGGTTGTGATTCCACGCACTACACCGAAGTTTGTGACGCGACCAAAACTATTGAGCGCAATTGGCTCAGTTGCAACACCAACAATAGCGTTAATATCTGTAATGCCTGCAACGGTAGGGGCAAACGTGACGACGCTGCTAGCCCCTACTGTGCCTGTGTGGTAAACAATTTGAAGCGGAGAATCTGTGATAGCCGCAGAGGCTTTGCCATAGATAAACAATTCTTCGCCAACTTGCTGAGTAATGTTGCCGTTACCCATGCCCAAATTCCATGCCCCAGTAGAACCGTCATACCACATCTTGCCTGCGGCAAGAGTGACGGCAGCGCCATTGCTAAACTGTTGAGACAAGATGCCGCTGGCGTTTCCAGTGTCGTCAATAAGAGTGACAGAATTTTGAATTAGCTTGCCGGTAACGCCATCAAACCGCGCAATAGCGTTATCAGTTGAGGACGCTGGCCCTGCGACATCTCCATTGGCATTTGTCGTCCATGTAGGCACTCCTGCGCCGTTGCTGGTCAACACTTGACCTGCGGTGCCTGCCGCAGTGAAGGCATACGCTGTGCCTGTGCCATAGGCCACTGCGCCAGCCGTAGGAGCCGCAGAACCGTTTGTACCGCCGTTGGCAATACCCAAGGTGCCTGCAAGCGTTATCGCACCTGTAGAAGCCGTTGCTGGCGTCAGGCCGGTCGTGCCACCTGAGAATGACAGCACACCAGTGTTGGCCAACGTAATGGTGCCGATGCCGTTGGTCACTAAAATGCCAGCGCCAACACCTAACGTGTTTAGGGTATACCCTGTACCGTTACCAATCAGCAGTTGACCATTGGTAGGGATAGTACTTAGACCCGTGCCGCCGCTGGCAACTGGAATAATGCCTACACCACTGCCAACAATGTTGTATAGACTGTAAAACCACCGATACCACTCGCGTGACACCGCCCCCGTGCGCTCGTCAATAAGCGGCACCCGTGGAGGCGTGATTTGGGTGGCGTTTGGACTGGTTGCCATAGTCAGGCATTAGTCGGGCTTATGATCAATTCAGCCCCCATGATGGCTATCTTGTTGGGATCAGTGCCTGAAAGCTCGTACACGCGGTCGCGCAACTTGAGAGTCATGCCCAACCGACGCCAAAAGGTTCGTTGGCCATACGCGCCGATCTTGCCAATTGGTGACCAATGTTCATTTGACCAAGTGTGACCGCCGTCATCCGACCAGCGCAACATGACTTGGGGGTCAGAGCCTTGGCCGGTATTTAAGCCAACGCCTGCTTCGCAGTCCAATTGCAAGCTGTGGTGCGCTGTACGCTTGAGGTTGTTTGTGCCGGTAGGCAACGCCCTCCATGAGCGCAGCCATTTCTGAATGCCGCCATTGTCAGCATACACGTCCAAGTCAAACGTATAGATGTTGCCGTTTTCAAAGTCGCCAACAATGATGTTGCCGCCAAAATTGCATTGGCAATTGCTGCGGTGCCGCATAAACTCGCCGTTGTCCCAACCAGCCCGTTCATGCCAAGCTTGGGTAGACACGTCGTAAACCCATGTGGCATTGCCGCTTGGGAACGTCAGCACATAGAAAGCATGGCCTTCTTGTTGGTAGGTGTAGGCGATAGCGTCTGAGATGTTGCCGTATTGGGCAATGGCGTATTCGATGGCGTGGGTGGAGATACGAACGCCGGTATAGCCGTTTGCCCTGTAGACAATACCTTGGCCACGAGCATCTGTACCCAACCAAAATAAACCGTTGTCTAATTTAGCAATGGACGCCGCAGCCACGCAGCCGATTTCGTTAAACGCGCCTTGGATGCGGGTCAGGGGAAAGTCGGCAGCGCCGGAGTCGTACCAGACTTCAACCGAATCGGTGCCAAACACCCATAGCTCGCGGTGGTCGGCAATGATGCCCACTACGCCGTCGGGTGAACCTTCAGCACTTGCAAAGTCCAACGGGTCAACAGATGACCCATCCAACAGTTGCGACACCCAAATGAATTGGCTGTTGGGTTGATTGAATACAAAGTAACCGTCAAGGTACGCAACCGTCACTGCGCCAGCAAAGTCTGGGTCGGTGATCCGTGCAAATACGCCCGTGGTTTCGTTGTAAATGTAACCGTCGGGGTTGCAAGCAAAGAAAATTTGCGTTCCGTTGTCAGCAATTGACACAGGGCCCGTGCCAGACACGGTGCCCAACAGTTGCGGTGTGGCAGTCAGGCTGGTTAGTTTGTAGACTTGCTGGCCGGACACGACGTAGAAGTCGCTGCCGTTAGTCTGGTGCGCCCACAATGCGCGGATTGGGCCTGTGCCCACGGTTTGCAAAAAGTTGAGGCCAGGGGCACGGTTGAGAAAACCAGGCTCTTTGCCGCCCTCTGGAATTACCTCTGGAAACAAATTGACCATGCGGTTGTCGGCAGCGTTGATACTGCGAGCAACATAGGCCGACCCAAGAATCGGCGTCTTCATTAGTAATTACCCGCGTAGATGTTGAAACGCTGACGTGAAGACACGATAGCGTAAGGCATGGACATAATGTCGTCAGGATTGTTGATGCGCTTCAGATTGCGCTTGGATGTCATTGCAATGCGTTGCACTTGAGGGCTTGGCTCAACGCCAAACTCAGGGGCAAATTCCATCGCCAAGTTGTAGACAAACGCTCGCAAGTAGCCTGGTGGAAACAGAATATTTGTTGCCAAATTAGCAGGCTGGGTCAGTTCTTGAACTGATATGAAGTGCCATTCCAAGTCCCGTGTGGGGCGCGGGTAAATGTACATTTCAACATCAGGGTAGGTCATGTTGACAAAAATAACCTGTGGATACGTAGACGTTACGGTTTTAACCGCAATGCCGTTGTACTGTTGTTGATTGATAAATTTGATACCGTAAGACACGTTGGTGCCAGGGTCGCGGTAGTAGGTAGCGTCATCCAACAGCACAGGACGCAGACCAACAAAATTACCTGACGGGCCTAGTGTGCGTTTAATTTCACCGGCAGGCCAAGTAAATATCTGATCTTGAGTGCTAAAAACCGATAGGCGTTCAGTGTTCCATGAATCAATCATCTGATTCAGCGCCATCAAAGCGTCTTGGGACACGGACGCAGAAGGTGTTTCACCTTCAGCCAACACGCCAAGCAATCGTAATGCTCTATTGATTTGATCGCCAGCGGTATAGATGGCCATGTTTATGCTCCTTGTTCAACCACCTCTGGTGATCGGCTACGACGACGTTTGACTTCCAGTTCGTTGACGACAGGAGCCGCCTCAACAGGCGTGTCTAAAGTATATCGTACCCAGCCATTTTTTTCATCAAACTCAGCTTCCATTTCCATGTAAGCTATTTTTCGGCCATGAATTTCATGCTGAAGATAAATTTGCATATAAAGAAGGGGGTGATTAGCCCCCTAGTTGGTTTAAGACAACAAACCAAGAGTTTGAAGTTTAGTTTCTAATTGCGTTACGCGGGCTTGCAAATTTGCAATCACCGCCAACACTGAGTTACCCTCATCTTTGGTAACAAAACCAAACGGGGTTGTTTGAGTCAAGTCTTGGATTGCAAAGTCTGGCGTACCAGGTGCAGTAGACGTGATTGTAGTTAAAGCAGCGGTGTTAGCCGCAGGCTTAGTTGTCGGGTTAGTACCGTAGAAACCAGCAGTTCCTCCAGCTTTACCCATAATTGCGCCATCAAGTTGTGCATCTTCAAATGCAACACCTACAGCTTTTGTATTTGGCATGATTTTTCCTTTAAAAATAGGGGCCGAAGCCCCTATTTAGGTTTTTAAGACACGCGGTAAATTGAATACGCTGCGTCACCTGTTTTGCGGAAACGGAACGTGCCAGATGTGTTGTTGGTTTTAGTAACCGCATCTTGGATCGTGTCGTTACCAACAAGGGTGTTGCCCGTGCCAGCAGTAAAGGTCACGTCATTTGCTGCGTTGTCACCAATGTTGATGAATGAGCAATCAAATGTCGAGCCAACTTTAAGGCTAGAGAATGCAGCGTCAAGCAATGCACCTGTTGGAAACACATAGGTGCCTGCGTCTGTGCCGCCGGAGTCCATAGTGCACACACCAGCAGCCAAATTGTCTGCGGTGATAGTGACAGACGCGCCAGTCAATGCGACGGGTGCGTTGGTGTTATAAAAACTGATTTCGCCAAGATTGCCGTCACCAACTTGGTAACCGCTTGCGCCATTAGGTAATGCCATGATAAATTTCCTTAAAAAAAGTTACGAAGACAGGGGGTCAAAGCCCCCCATCAATTTAGCCCCACATGCGGCAGGCCATTTGTGGACGGATTGTGCTGAAGCCATACAGAACGTCAATACGGCAAGGCATACGGTCGTTGTTGATGTCGTACTGACGAACAACGCGCAAGCTGATACCGTTATGGACTGCGCGAGCAGCCATATCGACGCCTTGAGGCAACAACAAATCGGCGGTCGCAAAAGTGATTGCGTCTTTGTGGTAGATCAAGTTTTGAGCGTACTGAGTAGAAGCAGCGCCCACGAAAGTTACAGTACCGCCAGTTGCAGGCAGCGCGTCCATAGTAGCCAAAGCATGGTTAGCTGAGTACATAGGAGCAACGGTGACAGTCCAAGTACCAGATGAGGCAGCAACGGTAGTCAAAGCCACAAACTGGAACAAAGAGCCTGTGGATTCACGGGTCTGTGGGTTAACAGCATTGCAACCACTGATAGTGAACACGTCACCAGCATTGATTGTTGTTGACACAGAACCTTGTTCCAACAGAATGGTCGATGAACCTTCGGAAGTAACACCTGGTGTCTTGACCAATGTAGACGCAGATGCGCTACGTGAGCCAGTGGTGTGCTGCTTGATTGACTGAGACATGTTGATCTCGTCAAAACCCAACACGCCAGTGCCCATCATGCCGTTCTTGAACTGCTTGCTGATGGTGTCGGTGGGGTTGAACAAACCTTTCATGCCTTCGACCAAACCAGCGTTAGCGGCTGGGTTGACGGTAGCGTAACGTGGTGACATCACGGCAGCGTTTTCGTTCAGCTTCTGTTGGGCTTGCAACAAGACCAAAGAAGTAGAAGGAGTAGTGCCTGGGGTGCCAACGGTGTTACCGATGGTTTTGTACGCATTGGCAACGTCAGCATCAATAGAAGATGCCAACTGGCTAATACGAGGCTTCAACACACGCTCTGCGAAGTCGTCCAATTGCATGGTCAATTCAGCAGATGTGAAGTTCACGCCGATGTGCTTTTGTGAAGCAACAGTCAAAGTGGTGAACTGTTCGTTGTCGTCCTGAACTTGCAGGGCGGCACCGTCAGTTACCAAAGCGCGGTCGGGTAAACGGATACGCAGTGTAGAACCGATCTTGGCACCTTCAACAGCGAAGCTGTCGTCGTACTGACGGTTCACGTTACGGGTGAGCACCAGGTTGTTCTCGAGAATTTCGAGAGCTTTGCGGGTGATCATGTCGATCGTTAAGATACTATTAGACATGGAAAAAATCCTTCAAAAATTGTTTAGCGGTTGGCTTGCGCTTGCCACTTTTTCATCTGCCGTGCTCTTTCAGCTTCAATCCACTGCGAATCCGTCATGGTCTTGGTAGACCGTGGATCAGTAGTGTCATAGGCTGGGCCCCCAGAGGAGCGAGCAGTGACAGGCGAAATCGGTGCTGGCGCAGACGTGGTTCGTTTCACGGGAGGATCGTTGGCCATCTTGGCCTCAATTCTCCCAATTTCTTTAGCCTGCACGATAGGCGCAAGACGAGAGATTCGTTCCGCTTCTTTGGGGTTGGCACCGAGGTAGTACGCTACTTCAGGGCCTACGTCCGAGGCTCGGATCGACTCAGCCATCACGTCAGTAATTGGAAGTTTCGGGTTGTAGGCGACTTGTTCAAAGTCGTCGTACTTACTCCGAGCTTCTTCTTCGCGTTCGTGATAGGACTCAAGAATTGCAGATTGCTGCCGTGCTTGTTCTCGCTGGGCAAGCAGTTGTTCAGCTTTCTGATAGGCCAATGCGTCTGCATAGTCTTCAGGGCTGTCAAACTGATCGACTGGCGGGATTGTTGCTGGCGCTCTCAGCGTCTGGGCTTCCGCTTGACGTTGAGTCTGCTCTCTTTCCCACTTACGTTGTTCTCTTGCAAGCCTTTTGCCAATTGCTGCATCAAGTTCTTCTTGGGTAAAAACCCGTGAAGGTTCTTTTGCCTCATCAGCGACTTCCGGCGTTTGAGTTGCTTCCGGAGTGGCCGTCACTTCTGGAGCTGGCGCGGAGTCTACTTCCGCTAAGGGTTGTTGGACTTCTTCAGTCATTTTTGAATCTCAGTGATTCCCTGGTGATCGCACCAGTACGGTTTTCAGCATTATGCTGGATTTTGTTCTTGTTCGGCCACCAATTTAAAATAAGTTGACCAACCACCCGTGTGCATTGCTTCAAGAAGTGCTGCTTCCATAATTTATTCCTTTTTTAGTCACAAATCCCAAGGCAAACCGCCTGTTACTACTTTGCGTTTTTTGTACGCTTCAAGTTCAGCATCAGCTTGGCTTTCGCAAATTTCTTGAACTAGATTCTTTACCCAATTTATTACCGTTAGCTCATCAAGACTATCAAACGTAATAAAATTTTCATTGGGCGCTGGCAAAGCCGTGTACCCATCAAACACAAAACTGTCCACGCCATCTGATGCGGTAACTGTAAACGCAACAGCCACAACTACACCCGCATCATCTTTAGGTGTGTCAATAATCTTGTATTCGTATGTGTTCATGTTTAACCCAAACGATAAAGAACATAAGTGTTTGCAGCGGTTCTACGCAATCTAAACCGTGCTGATGTTGCTGCTGCTATCGTTAAAGAACCCAATGAAGTCATGCCTGTTGCACCAACAGCAACTGTGATTATTCCTGACGCGGTGTTGATTACGTTCCACTCAAAGCCAACGTCTGTAAAAGCAATGTTGGTAAAGCCGGTGTCAATAGCTGTTCCTGTCGGCAAAGTGATCGTGTAAGTTGTGCCTGTGGTATTGAGAATACCGGTCTGCAACTCAGCCGCAGTTAATGTAGCCGCCCCAGATTTTGAAGTTGGTGCTGGCGCATACTGCCACAATACGTTTTTAATGTAGGTATAGCCAGCAAGGTAATTATCTGCCGTGCCAGTCATGTAAAGGTTGTATCGGCCAACAGCACTTGCTAACCCAGACCAAAAAGCATAGTTATTGGTTGCTCCGCTATTAGAAGAAACGTAATAAAACCCGTACTGATTTGTAGGCGCAACTGTGAAAGTTCCTTGGTTTGCGTAAAAACCAACAATTGACCCAGCACCTGTATAAGTTGCGTCTGTGTTGTAGGTAGCTATTACGCTTGCTGTTGTGCCTGTTTGAGCAGCTTTAGAAGTTATGCTATATGTAATTGCCGAGGGGTTAGCCCCAGTCATGTCTGCAACAGTAAAGGTAAACTGACCTGTACTGGCTACCCTAAATCGTTCAATTGAATTGGTTGCAATAGAAACCGCATTTGCGGCAGATAGATACATTCCATTGGTTGGAATAGTTGAGCTTGATGGAATAAATGCTTTAGCCGTTGCGCTACCAGTAGTTGCAAAATTAGTACCGTCAAATGTAATTGCCGAACTTGTTGCTAAAACAGTGGTGCTTGACGCATAAACTATTCCATTAGCTGTGAATGCGCTTGTGCTTCCAGTGCCACCGCTTGTTGCAGCCAACGCAGTGGTCAATGTTAAAGACGATGCACTTACCGCACGACCCGCAGTTAAATCGGCTACTGAAACTTGTTTGGTTGTGCTACTCTGAACAACAGGCAAAACTTCAGTACCCGCCAAAGGCGTAGTAGCTGAGGTTAAAGCTGATATTTTAGAGTTTGACATTGTTCAATTTTTATGTATTTTCTACGCAAATATACTGTGTTGAAAAAGTCATGCCGTTTGCATTTGCTGTTATTTTTAAATCTGATACTTGCATTGGACTGTCTACACCGTTTGATGTAGCACGTTTGCGTAGTGAAATTGTGCTGGTATTTACTGTTCCAAAACAAGGGTAGTCAGATTGCCAATTTGACATTGACGTAATACCGACAAAAGCACTATCAGGCCCAGGCAAATCTTGTTTATCAACAGGAAGTGGTGAAAGTGTCAGGTTGTCGGCGGCTGTTCCAACTGTAATTGCATCAGTTAAAACATAACCTTGCAAATACATTGTGTTGCCGTTTCTAACGTAATAAAAAGCCGTGTCTGGATCGTAAGTAACAGAGGTAAAACTTCCTGTTTGTGGCACAAACGCCATTGTGCATGAAACTGGCACAGAACCCCTAGTGTCTACTTTTTGAGCCGCCCCGCCAAGTATTGAACGCAATGCAAATGCAGTTAATGCTGTACCTACACCAGCAGTAACCCCAACGCCACTTACTAGCGTAAATTGAGTGCTTGAGTCAATAGACGCAATGTACGAATTTGCAGGCAATGTTGTGCCTGTTACAGTCATGCCCACTTCTAAAGTAGCAGTGCTAGAAACGGCTGTTACAACGGCACTGCCTGCCGTGGTTGTGCCAGTAATAGAGATTACTTGCGTGTCTTTATTTTGAATTCCATCGTAGCAAATTTGCCCAGCTATCGACCCTGCTGTTGTGTTCACATAAACAGGGTATTGAAAATTCAGTATTTCATTTCCGCTAATCCAAACACCTCGGTCACACGACACAATGTTTATCGCGCGGCTTGCTTTGGCTTTGCAATTCATAAAGTTGTTTTGAATGTTGACGGCGCGGCTTGTAAAAAAACTACCTGTGCCTAAATCTTCACCAATTTCAAAGAAAGTAGTTACATCTGTTGCCGCAACATCTGGAAGTTCCATATAACAGTTTTCAATGGTGACCGTATTAGTAGATTCAGTCTTTACCATGCTGGCCGCAATCATTGGCTCAAAATCGCAATGGTGAATGACGTTGTTTACGCCGCTAGACTTGATGACCACCATATGGTGTTTTGTAGAGATAACGCCTTCTACAATGCCAGTCGCACGGTTACTAAAAAAACTATGGTAGATGGACGTATTGCCGTTATTGTCACCAATGAAAACAGAATTTCCGTCAATGTCCCAAAAGCTACATTTTTCAACCAAACTGTTAAAGTTTGTGGCGGCAAAATTGATTCCGTAGGTGCACATTTTTGAGCCACTGTAAGTGGCCGCACCAAGTTTCATGGCGGTCATTAAGTTGCCCGAAACAACGCTTAATGAACTGGTGCCAGCTTTAATTACAAACTTGCCGTTTGTAAATTGGCATCGCAAGTAAGGCGTTGTTGCTCTACCTACAACGTCAACCAAATCCGCTACATCGTCAAAAGAAGTTGCTGTAGACAGGTTAATTCCGCTAAGTGTGCGTGACGTGCCATCTATGTTTACTGTTAAAACGCCAGCTGTAATTGCTTGTAAGGTTGCCAAATCTGATTGTTCAACTTGTGACCCGATTGACCAGCCCCAGGTTCTTGATAAAAAACCGCAATTTTCAATTAAATTCCATGCTTGATACGCGTTAAATTCAACATGACCGCCAACAAAAGACAGCCCCCGAATCACATGCCCCGCAGATTGCCCAACATTCGCCGTTTGAGTTGGAAAGCTAAATATAGGATTACCAGTAGTACCTGTAAAAAACAGAATGACCCCTGCTTTGCTTGCGTATTGGCTTGCTCTATAAGGTTGTTCACCTTCACCAGTAAAAATCAAAGCCTCGCCGTTTACTGTAATTGTGCTACTGACAACGTAAATTCCAGTAGCAAAAACAAGTTCTTTGCCTAACGCGGCGCTGGCAGCAATAGCACTAGTTATTGCAACCGTGTCATCAGTGACGCCATCGCCAACAGCACCAAAATCTTTAACATTTAAAAACTCTTGCATTTTTACGTGCAAGGTTTTGCCAACGGAACCGGTCAAATTTCCAAATACATACGATTGTCTAAAGCCGACTAACGCATCGCCTTGTGCTGGATCGCTAGTGTTAGCCAGCGTGTCTGAAATAAAAGTTGGGCCAATCAGGTTGTCATAGCTTCCAATAAGAACATTTGTGCTTGTGTAAATTACAAATTTATAGCTGCTATCTTTAGTAACCCAAATTTCACCCCCAGGAACTCGCCCTGCTGAATCCAACACAATTGGATTTGTGTGGGCCGTAACTCCCGTGCTGCTGGTGTATGTGGCCAACGGAGTAGTTGTACCTGCGGCATAAGTGTAAATTAAACCGCCAGCTAATGGTGTCCCATTATTGGTAAATAATTGCCCCGCAGCGCCAGCAATAGGTGAAAGAGAAACGGCCATTTCAAGTCCTTATTCGTAAGCGACGGTGAAAGCTGCTGAAGTGCCAGCCAGCACAATGTACAAGCCCTTGTTGAAAAACAAACCCGCAGGAATATTCAAATAAGTCGTACCTGCGGACACGGCAATGGTGTCTGAAATCTTGGGGTCGCCGGTACTGGCCGCACCTGAGTCATAAACGGTCAAAGTGCCGCTTGAAGATGCCGATACAAAGATACCGAACAGTTTGCCAGCCCCAACTTTGACTTGTGTCGTTGCAGCGGCTTGGGTGTAATTTGCCATGATGTTTCCTTATGCCAAAGATTTGAGTTTGTAGAGGGTTCGAAGATAAATCTCAACGATATTATCGATGAGTTGTTGCAATGATGAATCTGACTTGTCGGCAACTTTATACCGAGCGTTTTCAATTTCAGCCAACGAGCTTTCTAAAAACTCAATGATGTTGGAAGTCTTGGTTGCCGAATGCAAAGTGATTGGCCCAATCAAACCATGACGGCCTTGATAGGCTTCAGCAAAATCATCTGCCGCGCCAACAATGCGGGAGTAGAAAATTTTAAGTGCCTCATGTTTGCTAAAGCTGCGGGTGTTTAAGTGAACGCTGTGCGCCACGTCCCGTGCTAGAAACAGCACACCTAAAAAATCAGCGGGTTTCATCGTGGTATTCCTTGTGGTGGCATCATTTCTTCTTCAAACATCATCTCGCCCTCAGGCATCATCTCTTGCTGAGGCATCTCAGGCATTTCATTGGCCATATTTTGCGATTCCATCGCCGCAGCGACCACGCCCATGGCAATATCTTGAATCTGTTGCTCAGTCATGCCTGCCTGCACCGCAGCAATCCGCTTGGTTTCAGCTTCGTACATCTTAACTTCAGCTTCAAAATCTTTGCGTTGCATGTCTTGCATTTCAATTGACTTGCCGACGTTTTGAATCATCTGGTACATCTGTTCCATCTCTTGACCCATTGCTTGCATTTGTTGTTCTGCTGCCTGCAACTCTGGTGACTTGTCGCCGTCTTCCATGAGTTTGGGGTCAATCGTCTTGGCAAATCGCTTGGCCATTTCTTGAGCGCCTGGCCAGTCCATGTTCTTCACAAACAAGTCGCCAGCCACAGCCCACAATTGTGGGTTGCCCTGCAACAGTTGGGCCATGGCTTCCAAGGCTTCTTGACGCTTGGTCGCGTAGCCTGGGCCGGTGGCAACAACCACGTCGTACTTGCCGACATTGGGGTTGTAGATTTTGTCGATTACGATGTCTGGGTTGTTCGGGTCGGTGATCTTGCGAACTGCTTCAGGCTGGTCAGGGTTTAACTTGACCATCTTGGTTTCACCATCCAAGCCAATGATGCGGGCCACACGCTGGGTGTCGTAAATCTTGGGAATCAAGTCCACCAATTGACGCACGATGTGTCGTACACCACGGGCCAAGTTGTCGCCGTAGTGGTAAGTGCCCACATCACCTTCGCGCTGGCGGGCCAAAATGGCTTTGCCGCTGCGCTCGTTGGATGTCATGCCCAAAGATGCGTTGTATTGGCCGGTAGACGCTTTGATGTCCTCAGATGCACCGGCTTTGGCCTGCAACAGACCGCTGGAGGCCATCGGTGGTTGCGCCCGTGCAGGCAACGGCAACACCGCGCCTTGGCCGTCGGTGACGTCTGGATTGACCTCCAAATACGGCCAGTTCGTCGTATTTGCGGTCTTCCACTGGTTCTCATAACCTTCAAATTGACCACCGTAGCCAATGAACGGTGCTTTCGGTGCCAAGGCCAGCATCTCTGCTTCTTGGCTTACCCAGTAGTTGTACATGCGCTGGGCGTCCTTGGCGTTACGCACAAGGCCAGACACGTACAAGCGGCCATCGACTTCAAACTCATTGCCGACAATGCGGACTACGGGGATGTATTTCCCCGCCCAATCGCGTTCTTCAAGAATTTCATAACCGTTAATCTTGCAGTATTTAACTTGGACACGATCAGATTCACGAGATTTTTTAGGCTTGCCATAAATTTCTTTCAGTTGTTTGTCCTCTAGGGTGCCTTCAAACGCGGTCACGTTCCCTGGGTACAAGTTCAGCTTTTCTTTGGTGTAGTCAAGGTAGTAGTAGTCAGCCACGCGCACAGTGTCTTCAGTCAACCACTGGCTCAAATTCTGATCCCCCACACCCAACGACTGCAAGGTGGTGATGGGCGCTGAATCGGGGTACTTGCGGGCGTATTCGTCTTTGGGAATGTCTTCTGTAATCAAACACCATTTTTGATCCGCGCCAGTCGGGTCTTGGATGGTTGGATCCATGTAGACGCTGAACGAATTGCGAATGCGGCCAATCTTGATGTCTTGGTCGAATGTGTTGTCATCGCAATATTCAGTCAGAATGCGGATGTAACCTTCGCCGTAGGAGACTTGGTTTTCACACGCTGTATCGTACGCGACGTCAGCATCGCTGATGTATTCGATGTGCCTGACCATGCCGTTGAAGACTTCTGCAACTTCGACGTCGGCGTCGTCATTGGCTGGAATAACCTTGCCACTTGGGCGGTTCTGCCTTTGGTCATTGGTCACTTGCCTTACGTGCTGTGGCAGTTTGTTGATTGTCAGACATGGCCTGGCGTTGATCGTCTGGCCTTGCACAGAGCCACGGGTGGCCAACACGTCCGCAGGCCACTGCCAGCGATTGTCAGGTGAACCCGCGTAAAACTTCAAGTCGTCAATTTCATCTTCACGACTCTCAGATAACGCGGCGATCGCCATGTTGAGGCGAGTGCGGGCGGTGGACAGAATGCTGGATTCGGTCTTTTTGTTGCCGCCGTTGGCCACAGCACCTGCTGCGGCGATGCCTGTGTAATCTGCCATTATTTTTTCTTCTTTTCCGCTTCGCGTTTGACAGCGTAAGCAATTGCGACCGCTTGCTTGACCGGCTTACCGGCAGCAACTTCGGCCTTGACGTTTTTGCGGAAGGCTTCGGGCGTTTTGGATTTAACGAGCGGCATTATTTTTTCTTCGCAGTTTTAGCTGACTCTTTGAAATCTTTGGCCGTTGGCGCATTCTTGCTACCAGGCTTGTTCATCTTTTCGCCAGAGCCCGCTTTAATACGTTCGCGTTTTGCGTGAATGTTTGCATAGAGTCCAGGTTTGGTAGCCATGATCAACACTTCCATCGTTTGAGTGACGCCTTGGCGCGTTCGCCATCTTTGGCGTTGGCTGCTACAGCGCCCATTCTTGCACAAAATGAAGCCTTGCGGCCTTTATCTGCTTCAGTCTTAGGGTTGGGTGCTGGCGCTTTAAGGTTAGAACCAGTTTCACGATTGTACTTCTCGCGCCCTTTGGCGGTCAGCCCTGCACCTTTGCTCACCGGCAGTTTCTCGCCTCGGCCAACTGATAGAGACACGTTCTTTTTCATGCACCCATCCATGATGCGTTGACCCCACTGCCTTGCGCGTTCACGCGGCGGGTTGGTTCAACATATTGCCGATGTGCTACAGGAAATGCAAATGTAACAGCAATTGCGTCGGCAGCGTCAGGTGACGCCAACCCACGCGACTTCATGTCTTTTTTGCTCTCCAAGAAAATCGTCCCTTTCGAGTCAGGCTTCATCATAGGCGAAATCAAGTCCGTCTTCAAGAACCTGTCGTT